ACATCCAAGCGCGATTTCAAGCAGGACTGTCCTCTCATTCTTATTTGTAACGTCATGGAGGGGCGTGTCATGCAACAACTCCTCAAATACTGCTGTGTACGTCACGTTCGTATGCCAAAGAAGGAGGCACTTGTGTCATTTTACAAAAAAGAGATTCCAGATGACCTGTATCGTCTCGGTGATTTGCGCAAAGTTTCGCAACGCATGATGTGCGATACGATGCCAGTTGGCTACGATACAAATGCGCCACAGGAGGATGACTCCATTCACGTTGCCATTCGCGCAGCCTGGGCAACATTGTACCATACATGGAATGAAAATGACGAACTTGATTTGGAAACGAAAGATGCAAATCTGGCAGGGCTCCTGTTTCATCAGAATCTGCCTGCGCGAATCCCCTTTGAAGCCTATTACAGACTCCTATCCGTGATGCGCTGGAGCGATCGTGCCGATTTCTGGGCATTCTTTCATCAATGTTGGAACCTGCTACCGCTGTCCTATAACCTCAAATTGAAATATCCGAATAAATATTTGACGTATTTTACACAGCCAGAGGGAACCCCTGTGCCACAGCCACAGGAACTCCAGTATACACAAGTTCTCACAAAACAATCTGCACTATTTAATTCATGGAAAGAGATGAATCGCGTGTCCAATGAAATGCAGATACCATTCCGTTGTGTCAGCCAATGGGCTACAAGCCAGACAGGGAAACTACGCGATATTCTTGGTCTCTCTATTTATCCCGCACAGGCGCCTACACACTCATCTGTCCTACGTGGGACTGGAGGTGGAGGCCTTCACTATGACGAGTTTCAACAGACAACGCTTGGGAATATAATTGTACTACCTGCAACGGGGTCTGGCGTCCCACGCGCTGGGCCGAAGAAACCAAGAGCTCCCGCTGATCCGAAAAAGCCAGCTCGTAGAAAAAAATCAGGTGCTGAAGCCGTGTCAGTGAAACCCCGCGAATGAAATTCATATCGGACAGGAAGAGGAGGTCAATCTTATTTGCATTGAAATCATCTATTGTCCGTTGGAACGTATTTGGTTCAATCCGCGCATATCTGATTCCTATCCTGTCAAGGTCGGGCATCAGCTGATAATAATTATTCTCAAACATCGTAAACAACATCATTGGCTCTCCGCGATGTTCACGAATATACCGCAGACATGCATCGTGACGATTATGAATCACTACATTGCCACTCATGTCTGCATCTCCATTTGTATCATTTTGAATCACATTTGCCATATCATCAAAATTTATTTCACGACGACAGGTTGGGCAGTTAGTGTGAAGTAACGAATGACGTAGAATGCAGTTGCCACAGAATGCATTCATACAACACACTGTCAGCACACGATGTGTCGGTGTATCCAGGCAAATGGAACAGTCATCAGTCATTTTATTTTGAATAACCTGTCTGCGCTCATCGTAACGTTCAATCAATTCATCGGCAGAGTATGTTTGAATACCGAGCGATTCAAAAATGTGTGGAATTTGCGTCGCATGAAACGGCTCACCTGCCATTTGGCGCAGGGTGGTTACAGTATAATATGGACGACATTCAATGGAAATAGACTTTGGTGGAGGGAGCTGTACACTCTCCTGTACTGTGCTCGTCATATTCCGCAGAATAATAGTGGAACGCGCATCATGGTGATATGGGATATACTGTTTTAAGAAATTAGATGATGCTATAGACGCCATAATACTCCCCGTCTGGCGATTGGCATCCACTAACCACTGCTGACAGTCTGGATGGAGTGTCAGACGGTCTTGGATATATAGCAGATTGGATGGGGTTATCCACACATTGCGGAATAAGAATCCTAGCCAATGGCTTGATAGTAACCAGAGAAACTCAAACACCAGCTCTGGGTCATTTCCCGTTATATGAATTGACGCAGCGTCATCTATAAATACATGCTTCCATCGGATTCCATGCTGATTGGCATAGTCATACATATGCCTGTAGACCTTTTGTGCAATCAGCACAACGTCTGCTTCGCAGAGGGTTGTAGGTGTAATCTTTGTCCGTAAGACACGACGATTATCAATCATTGCAGCATTTAATGTTGTGTGTTGTGTAATCTCTTGGCGCCACTGTTGAAAGAGGTGATTGGGTACAATAATCAGATTTACCGCAGAGGTGTCGTCCATTGATTCCAGATTGTGCGAATAGAAGTAGCGATTGGACGCTGGATGTAACTCACCTTGGCGAAGTTGGGGCGTGGTCGGTCTTTGCTGTTGGTTGCGACGTGCCCGAAGTGTAGATATGTAGGAAAGAACTGCAAGTGTCTTTCCTGAACCTGGCGGGTCTGCGACAATGCCAACTTTGCCATGAATAATCTGATTATTCGCAACGAATCCATGTGACATCCGCATCTCGTGTGCGCACATTCCATGAACGAGTGATGTCTGGTGTGGTAGACGCTCTGTGCGAATATGTGGCGTATCTATTGCTGCTGTATTCTTTGGGAGGCTATTTCTATAAACATCATTAATTACAGATAACTGTTCAAAGAGACTGATATCAGACATTATTACTCATTGTTACGGTTTTTTCTTTAGATTCAGGGATGGACGGGCACAATACATTTGTTAGTAGTTTGCTGATATACTAACAATTGTATTTTGTGGGAGTTGATAGGATATATGTGATATTTATGACGTTGAATAGAATTCGCGGAGAGAGGCATCCTTAATAATATCGCGAATCTTCAGTGTCGTGTCACGAAGCATTGAATTTGATGAGCCACGTAGATTATTCTTGTCAAATGTATTGTCCGCATGGCACATTACAAGAATCGTCTTCAGCGGGTCCAGCTGAATCATCGGATTGCGATAATCATCCAGGAATGACTTCTCCTCTGCATGCGTCTGCACCTCATTGTACCGATGTGATGCAAGATACGAACGACGATATGCAAGTGTACCATTCGTTGCATGGGTTGGACCATAGGGACCCGCACGAAGAATCTTCTTGTCAATCGTAAAAAACAGGAGCATTTCACTGGACCCTGCCAGTTCTACACGAGGATTCTGTGCAAACTTCTGTACAACGTGGGCAACCCTCTCAGGCGGGTAGTAATCGTCGTCGTCCATTGCAACCATAATATCACCACGCGCCAGGTCATTCATCATATTGCGCTTCTGGCCAATTAGAAGTTTCGTATCGTGGGGAACATACCGAATATTTGGGATTGTACGGCTGGCGACCTCAAATAGGTCACCGACCTTATCCGTTCCGTCATCGAGAATAATCCACTCCATGCGGTCCTTGGGGTACGTCTGGGCATTGTATACACGAATCAGATACGGAATGAATTTGCGACGATTGTACGTCGGAGTTAGAATGGATACAAATGGGCGACTGGCAGACATTGGGCTCTACTGGTAAAGAGAATTTGAGAGGGCTTTATGTTACGTGGCACTTATGACATCCACTGAAATCGGTGTACGTTTCACACGATTCCCAGCCTCATCTAGAATCGTATACGATTGGCGGTCGTTCAGTGTATTCTTAAATTTGGTATAGAGTTCTGCAAATCCGCCAATCTTCTTCGTCTCCTCAAAGTTCGGGAAACTGGACCGAATACTTTCCATAAATATGTTATATGTTGTAGTCATGTTATCTTTCTCATCTCCTGGATAATATGTGAACGGGTATGTAAGTATGCGCATCAGCGTTGTCTCGTACCTATGTGTAGAAAGTGGCCATAATGTATACATGTATGGCACCAGTGGCAGTTTATCATTCGGCTCTCTATTTGTATTGAAATATGCACGCCCTAGAAGGAACATTGCATAATATGCCATTAGTCCAAATAATATGAGTGGATTGAATAAGCACGCTGTTAATGTCAGTGGAAATATCAACAGACGTAGCACATATGGGTACATAATCATATGATTTGTAACAATTGATGCAACTAAAATAGCCAACATAGCTAGCACTGTAATTATAACAATTTGTGCAATAAGAGCATTCCGTTCTTGTGTTGCAATCTCCTCAGGACTCAGCTGATTCGCGGATGCATCTACTGTTTGAAATGTATCCACCGTTTCCTTTGGTTTTGCAATATATGTTGTATAGACCTGTTTGAGTTTATCTAGTGACCCTGATAGAATGTCAGTGACTTTCATCCCTGCCATTCAATTGTAAAAAAACTTGGTATTCTATTACCCATCATTGGTTCATTTACGACGCGCGGCAGCTTGCTGTTGTGCCTGACGGAGTTGCGCACTTAATTGCATATTTTGTTGACGTAGCGACGCAATTGTTGCGTTTGCAATTGTAAGTTGCCGTGAAATTGCCTGTTCAGCCTGTATACGTCGCTGTAAATCTGCAAGTTGCGCCTTTGTAGCCTGTAACTGCTGTTGTAAGTCCGTAATTTGCGCAACATAGGCTGGACGAGGTAGAGGGTGCGGTGTTGTCGGCGTCACAGGAATACTGGATGTCAGATTCGGTACTTGTGTAAACCCATTGGACACAAGCTCCTTTTTCAACTCCGTATAGAGCGTTGCAATTGCCGGATAATAACCAAGTTTACGTAGAACTGCAACAAATGCAGTTGTCATTGCACCCTGTGGTAGATTTGTAACAGCGGATACTGTCTCTGCTGCATAATCGTTATCCTGGCATCCTGAGAAGCAGTAGATTCCACCCTGTGTGGTTGTCTGATTCGCGGTCTGTACACCCTGATTCGGCAGGTCCATCACTGTTCCACTGCGACAACAGTCAAACACGGCAACACCTGTGCCACGGAGACGGCCTAGACTTGCTTTGATTGTGTCATCGCTGATTATACCATTTGTTGCGAAATCCACTGGTACAATGCATTCATCGCGACCATCAGCTTCATCGCGACTTATATCAGGTACACTTACACCGTGACCTGAGTAATGGACGTAAATGAACTGCGGATTTTCCTGCACAAGCGCATCCATTGCTCCCAGAATACGCGCCTTTGTCGGCATTGTGGATGGGTCGTCATCGCGCAGAATGCGGATTTCCTCGGGCTTGAATCCATATGCATCTATTAATACACCTTGCATCTGAATGACATCCTGGATACATCCATAGAGCTGGGAGCTACCCGAGTAGTTAATACCAATAAGAAGTGCACGTTTCGTGCCGGTTTGTGACATGTTCTACAGTAGGTTGCGAAAATATTTTGGAGGGGGAGGTTACAGGGCAGGGATGGGCAAAATAAGTGTATATGATTACCTTGAAAAGTAGGTTGTATATAATTTCATATTTCAGTTTGTCCCTTAGTTATATGAGAATGGTCAAGGAGGGGTTCAAGGGGTGGGTTTCGCCCACCCCTGTTACAGGGCGTATTTGAGACCACCCATGCCTGCACTGACCGTGACCCAGTTAATACTTTCCACATAGACTGTTACATCATACATGTAATTTGTATTCAGTGCGAGTGGGTAGATATTCAGGTCAACCTGGAGAAGCCGAATACGACTGGAATTGACAGACCCATCTGGCTGGTCACGCGGTGAGTTCAGACTGAACGGATACACGAGAAGTCCTGACTGTGTTGGATTGCCTGTCATGTATTTCCATGGGACATTTCTACGGAAATAGCTAATCGGCTTCTCCTCCTGCAGTTCATTCCCGTCACCGAGTACACGCAGAGTTTGCAGAATCTCCTGCTGTCCTGCACTTGTAATTACGCGCCCCGTTGAATAAAATGCAAAGGGCGGTACTGGAGATACAGGGGGCAAATACGGTGCATAAGGCGATATCCAATTTGTGAAATTCGCATAATCATTGCGGTATATGAGAGTATCTGACCTGCGGGGTACAATAAGCAGACGTGTGATTGGATTGTGTGTATACAGCTCTACAATCTCTCGCTGTGTCAGTCCTGGAAACTGGTATGTTGTCACCTGCCGAACTAGATATTGCAGGGGCATTGTCGCAAACTTTTTGCGTTCTTCGTCCGTCAAGTATACGTATGTCATCTGTATACGAGGATTGAGTGGCCACGTTGGAATGAGCGGTTGCGGTACACCAAAATCGGTCAGGAAATTTCCAATCTGTTCGTCTGGACAATCACTCACACTCACGTAGCTAGGGTTATTAATATCGGATAAATTTGTGATTTGGCGAAATCCTGGAGCAACCAGATTGCCCGATGCATCTTTAATGCGATAGAGCTGTGAAATGGGACGTAGTGTAATCTGAATCTCGCATTCCATGTACTGGAGTGCAACGAGAGGGAGCGCGTGGAACGTTGATTCTGAAAACCAGAATGGAATTGGCACGGAAATCGTGCGTCCTGGAATGGATGGGCGATTGATATTGCCACCTGATGCATCTGGCACTACATTTGGGTAAACACCAGGTGTCGGGATGTAGTTTCCTGGGACAGAGAGGTAGGGTGCATACATGCCATTTGCAGGGTCAACGAGTTCGGGAACATCACCCACGAGCTGTTGCCATTTCGCAAAGGAATCCGTGTCTAGGTCTGCAAGTGCACGCGCCTGAATATAGTTTCCATCAAACTCCTGAATCTTAGAGCCTCCAATGAAAATGCCAATACTCTGGATAATAGAACAGCCGAGATAGCGTGCCCAACGGAACTCATATTGTGATGCGCGCGTTGCACCAAGCAGTTCCGTGTTAATCCATTTGCTGTAAATGTCTGGAACATCAAACGTGAAATAGACATCACGAACCAGGTCGGCAACACGCTGGATTTTGAAACGAACCTGAATCGGCTGGTCAATGGACAGTTCCTGTGTACCATCCATTGTAAATGTAACAGATTCCTCCGCAAAATGAGAGTATTTTTTGTACACTTTGTAAAAATATGTGAAATCAGGATTGCCACTGAGATTCACATTTTGTGCTCCGTAGGCAACTAGACTAAATAATCCACCTCCAGGCATTCCACTATTTTGACTACGGTCTTTTATACTCTTATGTTTAGACCCGTGTGTGACACAAAATCTATATAATGAAATTTTATTGAATCTCGTTATATATTATCAAACGTATAGTATCTGCCAGGGGTGGGCAAAAACCCACCCCCGTACCCCCTCCTTGACCATTCTCATATAACTAAGGGGCAAACTGAAATATGAAATTATATGAACCTACTTTTCAAGATAATCATATAACCTTATTTTGCCCATCCCTGGTATCTGCGCGTTATGCATTCTCCGTCCACCAGGAATCGGCCAGGTAGGGTGCGAGCATACCGTTCGCAGAGCTGGCGAACGTCTTGGACGGGCCCTGTGCCATCATCGCATTAATCTCCGTGTAACTGAGGGCATAGCTGAAATAGATAACGCGACTGACAACACCCTTCATTGCACCAAAGACGCTGAATGCTCCGCCATTGAGGGACGGTACAGTCTTGGGTATTTCAATGCGACGCTGGCTGAAGCAAATAATATTGCCATAGTTCTGGTACGGGGCGAATCCATCAAAGCCCATGCGCTTAGAGAGGTTGCCATTAATAAACACCTCCAGATGACCCGCCTTGCACACAATCGCCACGTGCACCCACTTGCCCACAGGAATATTCTCAACATCCACGCAATTGTTCCATGTCTTGTATGTGTTCATATACACACGGAGCGTGTTGGTGTTTGAGCACATATATACACCGGGACCGAGAAGAGGCCACTGGCCTGGATTACCCTTGTGGAATATATGGAGCAGACCCTCCTCCTGACGGAATGTACTTGGGTGGGCAATCATGAAAAACGAATATGTGAACTCGGGACCTGTGCGCTCATTGTTGGACAGGTGGGTTGGCAGAGAGGACGGCTCGTTCGGGTTCTGGATGACAGTGTACGTCTTGTCTTCCGTTGCATACGACAGGGGCATTATCTCTGTGCGATACTGTGCCATGCGATTCATGTAATTATAGATTGACTCCATCATGCCGAACACAATGTAGATAATAACTACAATTGCGAGACTTACCAGAATTTGTGATACAAGAGACGGGCTGGAGACAGCATTCGTCATTGCGTTTGTATTCGGCGCGTTCATCCTCCTCTACTAGTAGGCGTGGGAATCAGGGATGAGGGCGGAAAATTTCGTGTTTTGCGCAGGGGTGGTTTTATACGTTCACCGTGGATGGTGGCTGGAAAAACGACTGTAGATAGGAGCCCAGGTCGCTAACAGGTGCTGGTCCCATCATATACGACCTATATACCTGGTCGGGAGAGACTGCATAGTTGTACATTGTCGTGGCAGCAATGTAACCGCCGAATCCGCCAAAACCGAGTAGTGTCGCATTGTAACCACCACCGTCCACCTTGAAATGTGTCGGCAGTACACAAGAGCGGGCGAGTTTGCCGTCCAGATAGACGTCACATGTCTTGCCATTCACGGCAACCGTGACCTGTACCCAACGTTGCATGTCCAGTTCGGGGAGATCACAGAGCTGGTTCGTGGAATCCAGTAGGCCTGAGGCAGTATCCATTTGCGTAAAGAGTGCATTCTGCGCTGCCTTGTCTAGGCGATCGGAGGGGATTAGACCCGTATTCTGTGCACCACCTGTACTACTTGTTGGCGTGGCACCCATGGGAGTGTGCAGACGGATGTGCAGTTGTGGCTTATTACCGCCTAGATACATGCGAATTGTGTCAAAGCTGTTTCCACCGATGCTCAGAATATGTTTGTTGAATCCCTGGCGGTAAGACCAGTTCTGAATATAGACCCATGTAGAAATGGAGAATTCACCGCCCTCGTAGAGGCCTGGAATGGCATTTGCAGGAATGACTATGGCTGCAGTAGGCTCCACTTGCGCACTCGTCTTCGGACCCAGCATTGTCGTAGAGCTCATTGCGCCACCACCGAATAGATATCTATACAGATAGAAAAGGCCGACCAGACCTAGGACAACTATAATGACTTGGAAAAACCGTGTCGTAGCCGTTTGTGCGTCCATTGAACGTATCTGTAGTATGGATGGGATTTTTATATGCAAAACACATTCCAAACTATTTTATATTTATTTAGTGTATATAAACATAGAATAGATACTCGTAGTAAACAAATTAACGGGATTTTCCTGTAAATTTTCTGCTATAATAGAGGTGCCTTCCTTTTTTTATATTTCTTAACTGTCACTCTACGCCTGTTAGGTTTTGATTCATTATTATTATCTATAAATCTACCTGAGTCATTAATTGTCACTCTACGCATCGTACGTCTAGACCGTGTTTTTGATTTTCCACGAATGCCATCTATAATTGTATCTAATTCCTTAATAATATTATCAATAGTATATCTTTCCATAAAGTTTGGAGTTATCATTCGCTGTATTAATACGATTAATTTGTCAAATGTGTCAGTATATTTTTTTTCCTTATATTTTGGGTCAGCCTCCTCTAAACGACTATATCTTGTTAAACCTACAATATAATATAAAAACGAGACCCCTAATCCAACTGTATCTATGCCTGTAATATAACTATTCAATATTTTTGCATGAGATTTAGCTTTGCAGTTTTCGCTACTGCGATGTTCATTTGTTAGGGCAATGAAACCTTCTTTATAATGTTCTATTAATTCATCTATGAATGCGTTTTCTTGAACACGTGTAGTTATATCATAATACTCATATAATAGTGGTAATATACGTTTATAATGATTAACTATATCATCTCGTATACTTGCATGTATATCTCTACTGGCAAGTACCTTTTTATTACTAGAAGATACACATAACATGTTTATAATAGACTCATACACACCTCTATTATAATAATAGTACAGCTCCATAGGATATGCATAAAATTTACGAATACGTGTTATATCACTCTTTTTAATTAAAAAATCAAAATCAATAAGCTGTAATCTACCTGTGTCTATGTTACATAACATATTTGCCTCACGTATATCACCATGTAAATATCCTTTTTCATTGACATATTTCACAACGTTTGCAACTCGTTTCATTTCTTTAAGAATATTCACTAATGAAACATTTCTGAGAATTTCGCTCTGAAGATATGAATTCTCATAGACATCACCAAGACTATGGCCCATATCATTCATACGAACACCATATAATGGTGCATTCTTTGAATAATTGAGTCCTTTATTACGAAGACGCACTTGAATCTCCTCAAAAATTTCACCATCATCTATATTTCCTAAAAATATAGTACGTTCATATGGGTCAATATTATATGCAAGTTCAGGAAATTGCTCTTTAATTACACCGATATTGTGTAGCGTTTTATTATATGCATTTTTATTATATAATAATTTAGTGACCTTATTTGGAAATTGTATTGTTCTACCATTTACAATATTATCTACTGCAGGTGAAATAACTGCACCATAACTGCCAATACCACGTAGTCGTTTATCACTAATTAATCCTGGATGCATACCAAACCCGTGAGCTCTAGCCCATTCTTCCGCAGAGCCTATTCGCTTATATTGTTTTGGCCCAGTAAACAGTCTTGCATATTCATTTGCATTATTATTGTAATTATAACGATTAGCATTTTCAAATCCATTATTCTCTTCATTTTCATATGCAGGACCACCCAATGGCGCAACGCGACTTTCCATCCTTATTTATATATCTGAATTTAATTGCATAAACTTCAGATATATTAATAACATTTCATATTCTCCTCAATTATA